ACCGGATGGCCGCAAATTTTTTGGTGTCCTACTTTTCCAAGGCCCAAGCCCAACTCAACCACAACCTTTTACTTTAATTGGGACCACTACAAGTATTTCGACCAATCACATGTTTTCTGTGGTGACTAGTTATTATAGCTTGGTGCATAAGTGTGGTCCCTATAAATTAAAGCTGATACCGCCCATACGTCTTTAACTTAAAATGCCTAAGCGTGATGCCCCATCGCGTTTAATGGCGGGGACCTCGAAAGTCTCCCGCTCTGCTAACTATTCGCCTCGTGGAGGTATGGGCCCTAAATTCAATAAGGCCGCTGCGTGGGTGAACAGGCCCATGTATAGGAAGCCCAGGATCTATCGGACGTTCAGAAGTCCCGATGTTCCCAAGGGGTGTGAAGGACCTTGTAAGGTCCAGTCTTACGAGCAGCGGCATGATGTCTCTCATGTTGGCAAGGTAATGTGTATATCTGACGTGACCCGTGGTAACGGTATTACACACCGTGTCGGGAAACGTTTTTGTGTCAAGTCTGTATATATATTAGGGAAGATATGGATGGACGAGAACATCAAGCTGAAGAACCACACTAACAGCGTTATGTTTTGGTTGGTACGAGACCGTAGACCGTATGGGACTCCTATGGAGTTCGGCCAAGTGTTCAACATGTTCGACAATGAGCCCAGTACGGCGACTGTTAAGAACGATCTCCGTGATCGTTTTCAAGTTATGCACAAGTTCTATGCTAAGGTCACTGGTGGTCAATATGCTAGCAACGAGCAAGCGTTGGTTAAAAGATTTTGGAAGGTCAACAACCATGTCGTCTATAACCACCAGGAAGCTGGGAAGTACGAGAATCATACAGAGAATGCTTTGTTATTGTATATGGCATGTACTCATGCCTCTAACCCCGTGTATGCGACATTGAAAATACGGATCTATTTTTATGATTCAATAACAAATTAATAAAGATTAAATTTTATTTCATGCTTCTCGTGTACATAATATACATAAGAACGATCAGTTGCCCAGGAAACAGCTCTAACAACGTTATTGAGACCAATAACTCCTAACCTATCTAAGTACAATAGCACTAAATGTTTAAATCTATTTAAATAAGTCGTCCCAGAAGCTCGAATCGACTCCGTCCAGACTTGGTAGTTCAGGAACGCTTTGTGAAGATTTAGTGCTCTCCTCAGGTTGTGGTTGAACCGGATTTGGATATGATATATCCGCATGTGAGAGTGGACGGTATCCTCCACTTCTGTTATCTTGAAATACAGGGGATTTGGAACCTCCCAGATAAAAACGGAATTCTCTGCCTGATACACAGTGATGCTCTCCCCGGTGCGTAAATCCATGGTTCGTGCAGTTGATATGGAAAAATATGGAACAGCCGCAGTTTAGATCGATTCGTCGTCGACGTACAGCCCTTCTTTTAGCAATCTTGTGCTGTGCTTTGATAGAGGGGGCTCTCGAGGAAGATGAATTTAGCATTTTTTAATGTCCAGGCCTTTAGTGCGGTATTTTCCGCTTTGTCCAGGAAATCTTTATAGCTGGCCCCCTCGCCTGGATTGCACAGCACGATTGACGGGATCCCACCTTTAATTTGAACCGGCTTTCCATATTTACAGTTGGATTGCCAGTCTCTCTGGGCCCCAATCAATTCTTTCCAATGCTTTAGCTTTAGGTATTGCGGAGCGACGTCATCGATGACGTTATACTCGGCATCGTTCGAGAAAACCCTAGAATTGAAATCAAGGTGCCCACTGATATAGTTATGACGCCCTAGGGCACGAGCCCACATTGTCTTGCCGGTTCTAGAATCACCCTCTACTATTATACTTATATTTCTATATGGCCGCGCAGCGGAACCCTTATTAAAATAATCATCAGCCCATTCCTGTAACTCTTCTGGAACTAGTGTGAACGACGAGAGTGGAAACGGAGGGACCCATGGTTCAGGAGGCTGATGAAAGAGGCGCTCGATGTTAGCCTTCAAATTGTGATAACTAACAAGAAATGTTTTAGGATCTCCGGCCTTTATAATGTCGAGAGCCTCTCCCGCACTTCCTGCATTGACGGCGTTGTGATATACGTCGTCTTTGCTAGATTTTGTACCCCCAGACACTTTATATTTCCCGGACTCACAATAATCACCTTCTTTGGTGATGTAATTCTTGACGGCGTTGGTGTCTTTGGCTGCCTGAATGTTCGGGTGAAAACAGGCAGCCCTTCTGGGGTGAGTAAGGTCGAAAAATCTAGCATTCTTGATGTTAGTCTTACCGGATAACTGTATGAGGCAGTGTAAGTGCGGGAACCCGTCGGAATGTTCCTCTCGTGCGACTCTGATATATGTTGGTTTGACGACCGACCATTGCAGATGCTCAAGCATCTGAATAGCTTCATCTTTGGGGATGTCGCACTGAGGATATGTTAAGAAAATGTTCCTGGCTGTAAAACGAAATGAATTAGGGTTCCGTGGCATTTTCGTAATAAAAACCCAGGACACCAGGGAGAGCTCTCTCTAAAACCTATTATTGCTGGTGTCCTGGTGTCCCATTTATACAACTCTCTGGGGAGGACACCAGGGGCAAAATCGGCCATCCGCAATAATATT